GAGAATAAATTTGAAAGATGCTTTGAGCCTGTTCCTGAAACATTCAGAGGAAAGGCTACAGGTAACATGGTTCTCAATGACGGATGCAAATTTTGTTCTTACCGCTTTGATTGTTGGGATGGACTAGTTGAACGTAGTGCTGTATTATCTAAAGCACAGAACCCACCTATGGTGGCATATACTAATTTAAAAGAGGAGTATGTAGATGATCCGATGGACTTTTGGCGGGGCCGCGCTTACTAGTGTTTAACAGTAAAGCATATAGAGCAGCACGAAAAAATGGCTATCGTAGCGGTCTAGAATTAAAGATATCCCAATACCTACAAGAACTAAAAGTAAAGTTTTTATATGAAGGTATTAAAATTGAATGGGAGGATTTAGCTTACCGGACTTATACTCCTGATTTCGTGCTGCACAATGGTATTATAATAGAAACTAAAGGAAGGTTTACTGTAGCCGACAGAAGAAAACATATGTGTATACAAAAACAACATCCTAATTTAGATATTCGTTTTGTTTTCACAAACAGCAAAAGTAAATTACAAAAAAATTCAAAGACAAGTTACGCTCAATGGTGTATAAAATATGGATTTTTGTATTACGATAGAATCATTCCAGAAGATTGGCTAAAAGAAAAAGGAAAAAATAAACATTCTAAGTTTATAAAATTCAAAGGCACTAAAGTAAAAAGGAGGTATAAATGAGTGACAGTGAAGAATTAGCACACATCACAAAAAATGATTTTATTATACGAATAAGACCAACTTCAGACAGTGAGGGTGAGTGGAGTGGAGATATAGATATCTCAATTATACCTTCTCAAGATAGCGATTTGAATGATGAAGGATACGATCAAGTTTTACACTTTTGTAAGATGATGTGTTCTACTGTACCTATAATGGAGCAATCTCCAGAAATTCGTAATCTCGTACACGAATATGTTATGAATGTTGTTGACAACGAGATAGAAATTGATGTAGAACTGGAAGAAGAAATGGGCGTAGAAAAAACGTATGATGTTACACACAATGGAAATGTTGTGCATTTAAACTTTAACACAAAGACAGGAGGTTCTGCATGAGACATGAAGAGTTTATGAGACAAGCTATGGCAGCAGATGAAGCTGGCGCACCTTTTAAAAATAAACAAGATGAACTTGGCGGTTTTCCTTCTATGGTGGACAACCCACCTCATTACAATCAGTCGGGCATTGAGTGTATTACTGCTATACAAGCTGCTCTTGGCCCAAACTTTAAATACTACCTACAAGGTAACATAATGAAATACCTATGGCGTTTTGACTATAAAGGAAAACCACTAGAAGATTTACAAAAAGCAGAGTGGTATCTTAATACACTGATAGAAGATACGGTGGCTAGTGATGAGAGTTAAAGTATTTATTACGATTGATATTGATACGGATGAATATCCAGTTCCTGCTGATGGAAGAGTAGGAGATGAATTAGAAGACGGAATACAAGAGTACTTTTATGATATAGAAGGTGCAACTATACGCACCATTAAAACAATAACGGAGTGACAGATGAACAACTATTTACCAACAGACTATCAGAACTTCATCGCGCTATCACGATATGCCCGATGGAAAGAAGATGAACAACGCCGTGAGACATGGGTAGAAACAGTAGAGCGTTACTTTAACTATATGGAAGAGCATCTGTCAAAGACACGTAACTATGCTATGCCAGAAGATTTACGTGCAGAACTAGAAGAGGCCGTACTCAACCAAGATATTATGCCTAGCATGAGAGCCTTGATGACTGCTGGTCCCGCACTAGATCGCTGCCACGTGGGTGCGTATAACTGTTCCTACGTGCCTGTAGACAGTCCTAGAGCCTTTGATGAGACTATGTACATACTTATGTGTGGCACAGGTGTAGGCTTCTCTGTAGAGCGTGAGAACGTGGACAAGCTGCCTATAGTTAATGAGGTAATGCACCACACAGATACAGTAATCAAGGTAGGTGATAGCCGCCCCGGATGGGCAAAGTCTCTACGTGAACTAATATCTTTGCTGTATGCTGGACAGATACCAAAGTGGGATGTATCAGAAGTACGTCCTGCAGGTGCAAGGCTCAAAACATTTGGTGGTCGTGCCAGTGGGCCAGCACCACTAGAAGAGTTATTCCAGTTTGTTATTGACAAGTTCAAGGCCGCTACTGGTCGCAGACTATGGCCTGTTGAGTGTCACGATATTATGTGCAAGATTGGTGAGGTTGTAGTTGTGGGTGGTGTACGCCGTTCTGCTCTTATTAGCCTGTCTAATCTTGGTGATGATCAGATGGCTCATGCTAAGTCAGGACAGTGGTGGGATACAGAACCACAACGTGCGTTGGCTAACAACTCTGTAGCTTATAAAGGTAAGCCAGAGATGGGTACGTTCATGCGTGAATGGGTTGCACTATATGAATCCAAGTCAGGTGAGCGTGGTATCTTTAATCGTGAAGCGGCAAGAGTACAGGCAGCTAAGAACGGCAGACGAGATATAGAACATAGTTTTGGTTGCAATCCTTGCAGTGAAATTATATTACGCCCATATCAGTTCTGTAATCTATCAGAGGTAGTAGCACGTGCTAGTGATACGCAGCAGTCATTGCGTGAGAAGGTGCGCCTTGCTACAATCTTAGGCACGTTCCAATCCACACTAACTGACTTCAAATACCTACGTAATGTATGGAAGAAGAACACAGAGGAAGAGCGTTTGCTTGGTGTGTCGTTGACAGGTATCATGGATAATGACTTGCTTAGTGGTACATCAGCCCATCTTGGCAAGAACATTGGACAAACACTGGAGACATTGCGTGATACGGCAGTAGAAACTAACGCTGCTATGGCTGAACAGCTTGGCATTCCACAGTCAACAGCCATTACATGTGTCAAGCCTAGTGGTACAGTGTCGCAGCTTGTAGACAGTGCTAGTGGCATCCATGCTAGGCACAACCCACACTACATTCGCACTGTGCGTGGAGATAATAAAGACCCACTCACACAGTTTATGGCTAGTGCAGGAGTACCAGCAGAGCCAGATGTTATGAAGCCAGAGTCCACTACAGTGTTCAGCTTTCCAATGGCATCACCACGTGGGGCGGTTACACGCACAATCCTGTCGGCTATTGAACAGCTTGAGTTGTGGCTTACTTATCAGCGTTACTGGTGCGAACACAAACCGTCAGTGACAATCTCTGTGAAAGAGAATGAGTGGATGGATGTAGGTGCATGGGTGTATAAACACTTTGATGAAGTGTCAGGCATCAGCTTCCTACCATTTAGTGACCACACATATAAGCAAGCACCATATCAAGACTGTACAGAAGACGAGTATGATGCTATGGTATCAAAGATGCCAAAGTCTATTGATTGGACATGGCTACAAGATTATGAAAAAGAAGATACAACAACAGGAGGACGTGAGTTGGCATGTACAGCAGATGCTTGTGAGATTGTAGACTTGAATGCAGCATGATTGAAGGACTAGACATGCCTACATGGTGGCAGTGGTGGCTCATAGTAGCTATCACTGTCAACACAGCAATCAATGCGATTGTATTCTTTAAGCACAGGTTTAAACAGAAAGGAGTTGACACATGAGAGATATTATGATACAAACTTTAAAGCAACATGCAAAAGCAAATAGTCAGTTGCACTGCATGAATATTGAAGTGTATCTTAAAAACCCAGCAGGTATAGGAGAGCATTCAGATATTATGGAAGCTATACAAGCAGAGTTAGATAAAATGGCTATGCATGAAGACAGACTAGATATTCTGGACAACTACTTTAGTGAGTAAAGAGTTGATATGGAAACGGGGTAAGGATTGGTTGATAGCTAATCCTCCTCGTAAGTCTGCACAGTATGAAGAGTGGGTGAAACTAAAAGAAAAGGAGAAAGAAGATGCTACAAGATAATCACTACACTAAAAGTGATGCCGTATTTGAAGACGGAGATTGGTGGTACAAAAGTCCTAGCGGGTATCGCCAACGTGTTTCTACACATGCAGCAAAAAATACTAATCGTATGTTTGTAAACGGCAAATATATTTCTAGTTCACATCCACTGCACAAACCCGGAAGATATAAATCACTAGATGATGCATGGTCACATAAACAAATTGAAAGCACATCACAAGGTGAAGTGTATATCATTGCTAATGACGCATGGCCTGAATGGGTTAAGGTGGGAAAAGCTGTATCGTCTGAAGATAGACTCAATGGCTATCAAACTTCTTCGCCTTTTCGTGATTACTCTGTTATTGCTACCTTGACAGCAGAAGACAGACATGTTAAAGAACGTGAAATGCATAAAACTTTTGCACACTTTTCCGATGAGCGTAGAGGCGAGTGGTTTAAAATTAATCGTGTAAAAGCCATAAATATTTTTAACATACATGCAGCTAATAAAATGAAGGAGGAATTATCGAATGAATGTTAATCTTGCTAAAAACTTTAGTAACGGGTATGAAGCATTTAGTCGCGTAGTAAAAAGAGAAAATAATTTTTTTCACCAGTTAGCCAATCCTATGAAAGAAAATACTACACCATATAGAGAATGGCAGCGCGGGTGGAATACAGCTTACTTTGAAAATTTGGAGAAACAAAATGGACTTAGCCAAAGAAGCTAAAGATTGGATGAAGGAGAAATCTATGTATGGCATTACAGCCAAAGCGTATCAGATAGCAGCGTGTGAGACTGCAATCTTCCCAAAAGAAAAGGCCACAGAGTATTTAACTCTGGGCCTGACAGGTGAAGCAGGGGAGATTGCTAACAAGGTTAAGAAGTTTATACGTGATGGCGCACCACCAGATGAGTATGAAGCCAAAAGAATACAGATTGGCTACGAGATTGGTGATGTCATGTGGTACTGCGCAGTATTAGCACAAGAAATGGGGATGGACCTTGGACATATCATGGAGAACAATCTACAAAAATTGGCTGATAGAAAAGCTAGGGGTACTCTGTCGGGTAGTGGAGATAATCGTTAGAGTGTAATACTACTGTAACATAACTGTGATATAACAATGTCTATAAAGTGTGATAAAATAAGTTTGTCACACTTTTCTTTTGAAAGGAGTTTATCTATGAAGAAACTAATTATTGCAGCACTAGCTGTATTCGTATCCACAAGCGTACAGGCTCGTGAATACATCTCAATCGTGGGGTCATCC